CTCTGAAGTACGCAGCTTTTACCATCTTCATAAAGAGTCTCTGAGGGGGTTCTAAGAACCCCTTCACTCTTAATGACCTGAGAGAAGCATTAGTCTCACTGAGTGGGACTATTGCTTCCTCAGGGAGGTAGCTTCTAAGAAGTTCCTCTGTTGGTAACCACTGTTTGTACTTCGTGACTACCTGATTCAGTTCGGCTGACCTGATTAATTTTAGACCTAACCGGTGGCGGTACAGGTCTCCTATTCGGTGTAGGACCTCAGGAAGGTCTCGAGACTTAGTCTCGAGAACCTTCTTGAAGAATTCTACACTGGGGTAATAGGAACCGTCACCCCCGATTTCTTCGGGTAGGAACGGACAAATAGTGTCCCGCTCTGTGGGCAGCATTATATGTTGCAAAAGCTGAGCTTTTGCGTATAATGCCTCTTGGGCCCTATGTGTTGTGTGAACCCATCGACTCTCCTTACCAAGTAAAGAGAATCGACCGGCTTGCACACCACTGAAACCTAAGGTTTCGGTGCACGTAGGGATCAGGAGTCTGAGCCTCGGTGTATCAAGGTAGTGAATCTTAGATTCACCACGCTTGATTTGCACTACCGGGAGATCGGTGGTAGTTCTTGGAACTATCATCATCTCCTCGCAGTAGAACATATACTTCTTAGAAATATATGTATCTTCCACCGAGACTCCGTTGCCCAATTCCACAGAGCATCCTAGGTAGGTATGCAGGCACTCCTCGTTGCCGATCGCAACGACATCATCACCTACAATGCTATAGACAGGTACTTGCGCTTGGCGCAAGCAGATGTCTTGGTTGAAGGTGAGGATCGGTTTCGTAAGGAAGTCCCCCATGAAGATCCCAAGAGTTGTTTTAAACAGCTCTTCGATCCTCATGGTCCCATCAGTTGACTGTGGCAGTACATACCTCTCAGAGGTATGTAAGGTCGCAGCTAATTTGATGAGGCCGAGGGGGGCTCCTTCCACAGACCTGAGGTGCCACAAGATCTCCCTCCAAATTCGCTTAGCGAATTTGCGAGAGTGTTGATCGGTGGCATTACTCATGTCTGTAGAAAGAACAGGGTGTCCCTTGGCCTTATCCCAAATTACATCCTGAGGGTGTAAATTGTGGTTAAGGTTCCAAAGGTGTCGATCCTTCGTCATCCCAGACTTAGTCTGGTATCTCTGTCTTAGACAGGGACTGATGAGATGGGCGACTACACCCTGTATCCTGGAAACCGCAAAAGGAGTGATCGTTATCAACCGGGCCTTGGAGGGCTCGAGGACCACGTGGGGTTTGACTAGCTTAGCTAGTCCTGGGTTACTAAGTACCCACTCCACGCAATAGTCTAAGACGTCCGAGGAGGATTTAATCCTCCTCGGGTCCTCGAACCTTTCCAAGGTCACAGGATCATAACGATAATGCACTTTCTGGGACCGGACTATGCGGCAGAGTTCGCCGGTCTGTCCGCCATTCTGCTGGGTATTCTCCAGGCAGGCCTTAGGCCCGCAGGAGATCTTGGCATGAATACCTCGGATGGCCCGGACACAGGCCGTTGACCGCTGGATTGACTCGCCGTAGGAATCTAAGATTTCTGCAGTGACGAGATCTGGTTTTGTCACGGTGGCTTTGAACTTACTAAGTGAGTTCTTAGCCATCTCTGTATCCGCAAGTCCGGTCGCTCTCGTCTGACACCACAGAGAGATATGAGTACCTTCGCTGTGCTTCCCCTCACTGGCGCTTGGCGCCAGTGAGCGGAAGTACTGAAGGTAAGGACCCATATCTCTCATACTGGGAAGTTCATCCCCAAGAGCTAAGCTCTTGCGGATGAGTTTCTTGACCTTTTTCAGACGAGAGATGAAACCTGAATACTTATTCGCACAGCCCTCTAACGCAAAGCGGGTGAGGTGGTTGACTACTTGGTAGTCATACTTATCTGCCTCTAAGAGGTAGGGAAGGACCACACCATCTGCCGTGTCAAGCCAACGCTGAGCGGTGGCTTGCACGTCAGGAGACTCTTGGAGTCTCTTGATGAGCGCGGGGCTAGCCTTAAAGTACAGGTTTGCCAGAAAGATTGCAACCTGCTGGTCTCGGTTGTAGTCTCCAAAGGCACCTGGTTCCTCACTCCTAGAGTGAAGACCGG